CAAAACAAGGCAGACCAAGCACACGAACTGCGGATGATGCAGGTGCAGACTGAACGTGAGTTGCAGCTGGCTGCTGCAGGCTTTGCCGCACAGGCAAGGATGGAGGAGATTCGCACTGAGCAGGTGATGCTGGAGACAGATGCCAGGATGACAGAAGCTGCTCTAGCTCATGACCAGAAAGTGCTGGAGAAGGCTAGCCGGTGGGTGGCCAACTATGTTGGCACTGTGCGGCCTACCGTGACTTACATCTTTGTGTTGGAACTCACAGCCATCAACGCCTTCATGGCCTGGTATCTGTGGAACCATCCACAGCTTATTCAGAGCATGGACGACATCATCCAATATGCCGACCTGATCTTTTCTACCGATGAGATGGCAATCCTCGGCGGCATCATCGGCTACTGGTTTGGGTCACGTGGGTGGGCCAAGAAGTGAAGCTGAGCAAGGCAGGCGAAGACCTCATGCATAAGTATGAGGGGTTTAGGAGTAAACCCTACCTTTGTCCTGCCCACATCTGGACGATTGGCTATGGCCATGTCCTGTATCAAGAGCAGATCAGACTGCCCGTGTCCCGCAAAGAGGGTTACACCGGGATGCTTCGCTCTGAGTTCCCGCTGAAGCCGGAGGACAGCCGTGTTTGGACGAAGACAGAGATTGACGAGCTATTCCGCATTGATGTCCAGAACTTTGAACGTGGTGTTCTTCGACTTGTTCCCGGCGTATCTAGCCGTCAAGGCAGCTTTGACGCTCTGGTCAGTTTTGCCTTCAATGCAGGGTTAGGCAACCTGCAGCGCAGCCAGATCAGGATGCGAGCCAACCGAGAAGACTGGGAAGGCGCAGCAGATGCCTTTCGCCAGTGGACTCGTGGAGGTGGCAAAGTCCTGCCGGGTCTGGTAAAACGCAGAGAAGCAGAGATAGCCTTGTTCTTGTCTTAGGAGCGTGGTGATGAGTAAAGACAATCCAAGCCTGAGCGTAGGCCGTGGCGAGAAGTTGCCGGTATCTCAGGGTGCAGGCTTGACAGCCAAGGGCAGAGCCAAGTACAACCGTGAGACAGGCAGCAACCTCAAGGCTCCTGCTCCAAACCCACGCACCGAGAAAGACGCTGCGAGGAAGAAATCCTTTTGTGCCCGTATGGCTGGTGTCGTGCGTAAGAGCAAGAACTCTGAGCGTGCGAAAGCCAGCATGAGGAGATGGAAATGCCGATGACTGCACCTGCCAAGCGTGGCCTGTACTACAACATCAACAAGCGCCGGGAAGCTGGCCTGCCTCCCAAGAGGCCTGGTCAGGAAGGTTACCCCACCCGCCAGGCGTTTATCGACAGCAAGAAGACTGCGCGCACTGCGAGATCGCAGAAGCGTTGATTACTGCACCGTAGGCTCGGCAGGAGGCTGCTGAGGTTGTTGTGCTTGCACTTGCTGTGCGAGCTTCTGCAGCAGCGGGAAGGCTCCTGACTGGGTTGGGAGCTGTCCCAATACTTGCAGCAGGAATTGGGCTTCGTTGGGTTCTACGTCGAGTTTCATGTTGCGTCCTTACGGTGCGGGAATGAGGCCACCTTCAAAAAGGTAGCTGCCAAAATGACCGAGTTGCACCCACGGTGCAGCCCAGACATCTATCTTGTTGTCACGAGCGATCTTGCAGAAGGCATAGTCTTCTGACAGAAGACGGTTGCTCTCCTTCTCAATCATGACTGGGAAGTATTCGTAGATCAGGTCTTGAGGCTTGACGGTTCCTCCTAGGTCACCCACGTCATTGCGGTAGGTCTTGACCTTCTTGCTGAGCTTTTCGAACACCTCGCGTTTGATGAGCATGAAGCCTGTGCCACCGTTCATCACACGCAGAGGCTTGTCCACAGGCACCACCACCTGGCCCTGATAGTCCAGCAGGTTCACCACCATAGAGCCTGTGTAGCGTGCGAGTTCGTTGGCAGGCACACCTTCGTTGGCAGATGCGTGCACCAGCCCCCAGTTGATTTCCTTCTTGGGATAGATGCCGCAGATGATGTCCTTGTCTGCCATGACCAGAGACACGATGTCGGCAGGATTGAACTTGATGTCTGCGTCTATGAACATCAGGTGAGTGCACTCAGGCCGCTTGGAGAAGGCGTGCACGAGTGCATTCCTGGCCCGCTGGATGAGGCTCTCGTTGAACATGAAAGAGAAGCTCACGTCGATGCCTGCGTTGCGTGCGATGGTTGGCACCTGCAGCATGGACTGGGTGTAGAAGCCTGTGCACATCCCGCCATACATGGGTGTGGCTATGAAGACGTGTGGCTTGATAGGTTCTTTCTTCTTTCTTGGCATGATGATTCCTTATGTGGTTAGGAGTAGCAGACTGTCAGCAACACGGGTCTGCTAGCCATGTCCTAACCAGCCGACTCAGAGTCGGACTGATCCTGCTGACTGGACGCCTGGTTATAGCCATCTTCATAGCCCAGGCGGTAGGCCAGTTCGTAAATCTCTTGCAGGCTCATGGACAGCAGTGTCAGGAGATGTCCTCTATCCTCAGCACATACCTGCCCTTGCTGTTCTTGCGCCATCCGTGTACCTCGACTCTGATGCCTGCGTCTCTGACCATCTCTATGGTGTCGGACTCCTGTATCTTTTTGATACGCGCAGCCACACCGGAAGCTGTCACCTGCACAGCCAGAACCTCATTCTTGCGTATAGCTAGGAGGTCACACCATCCCCACAAGTCTTGCCGGATACGGGCATGAGGGTTCCAGTGCTCGACGATAGCGACTCTGTAGCCCTGCTCACGAAGGTAAGCAAGGCTGCGCTGTGTAGGTGACAGACTAGCAGCCATCAGAATGGCACGGAATCGTCATCACGATTACGACGGTACTTAGGCTCAACCTCACGAGGCCCAGACGCAGCTGCTTCCTCGCGCTTCTTGCGTGCCCAGGTATCTTCGTTAAGAGAGATCAGGTTGTAGCCCTTGCTGGTCTTGCGAATCCAGGCAGAGAGCTTGAGCTTGTCTCCGGCCTTGTAGTCCATCTCAAGCATGACGTAGCCTTTGTACTCCGGATGCTTCTCGGACTGGCGCTCTACTTCGTAGTACATAACGCCACGGCCTGCACGATCTTCATAGTTGCTGTTCATAAGACTTTCCTTTTATCAGGTGGTAACGGGCAAATTCCTTGCCGTTGCTGTTGATGGTTTCGGTAACGATGTTGTGTCCTGCCTTGCGGAACTCTTCTATCCTGGCTGCAAGACGGAAGCACGAGAACTTGTCCAGTGCTTCCACAGCGGTGAGTGTGTTGCCTTGCAGCAGATGGTTCAGGATGAGGTTTCGCTGGGTTCCTCTTGTGGAGGCAGGACTGAGTGGGACTTTGGGTCGATGAATCCTCCTACTTTTGCGATGGCAGAGCGCAGCCTGACCAGTGAAGAGGAGTTCATCTTCTTGAGCTGATCTCCATTGACGATCTTCAAGTCTTCCAACTTGACCTTCTTCTGCTCATCTGTGAACTTGGCAGAGTTGGAGATACGCCCGATCATGTCTGCGTATCCTTCTATCCAGTCAGCCTCATCTGCGAAGTGAGAGTAAGGCTCTTCCTGGCCAGGGATGAACAGCGGCACAGAGTTGTCAGGAGGCAGCGGGTCTTCTATCGTGACCGTGACCTTGCCGCTTTCCACAACCTCTACCATGCCCATATCCTTAACCTTTGCAGGCTTGGAAGGCTTGTCATCCTTAAAGTCCTCCACCTCCTCAGGTGTGTACACACCCACGACACAGCCTGGATAGGTGGTGCGTATACCTTCAGAGATCACCCGTGCACGCAGCATGGCGCGTGGATAGTTACGCCAGTTGTCCTTGCCTGTGAGTCCGATCTTGGTGGCTTGTGCGAATGTCCAGGTGATGGTCACAGTGCCACCTTGAGGGTGTGAGAACTCGCCTGTGACTTCTGCATCCTCGTAGACCTTCCACACCACCTTCCCGCCAGAGGACTGGAACCTGGCGAGCATGGCATCGGCCTTGAGGGCCGGCCTGCCCTGGATGACGTGGTAGTCCCGTGCTGCGATAGCTGGGTGCATACCCTCAGCCTGTGCGATAAGCATCAGAGCTACGCCCTGCTCAGGTGTCTTGATGCCGAACAGACCGCTCTTGGCTACTGCTGTGGCCATGCGCTCTATGTCTGCGACTGGAACGATATTGCTCATGTTGTGAACCTCACTCATTTGATTAGGAAGCGTCTGCTTCCGGGGACTTCAACCTCGAACTGTTTGTAGATGTCCGGCATGGAGGTCTTAAACAGCTCTGCGTTGAACTTGATAGACGGCTTGGCAGACTTCCAGGTGGCCAGCACCTTGCCGTCAAAGGTAGACAAGCTGTCATGCGTACCCATGAACTTCTGGATATGCGTCTTAATCGTCTCTTCCTGCGTCTCTAGCCGCTTGAGTTCAGACTTGATGTAGGACAGCTCGTTGCACCAGTCTTCGATGCCCTTGTTGGCTATGCGTGTCATGGCTTCAGAGACAGGGAACATGGCTTTGAGTTCGTCTGTGCTCTGAGGGTCAGCCTGTGTACCTGTCTGTACATGACCCCACAGGACTGCCATCTTCTGGATCAGTTCGTCCTTCTCGGCATCCTCCACCAGCTTAGGAATGAGGACAAACTCTTGACCACCAAATAGGACAGCCAGATATATCTTGCGGATACCCAGTACGGCTGCTTCGTGGACGAGTTGAGCAGCATCAGCAGCAGGCATGATTCCGCTTTCGTCAAACTTATTGCGAACAGCAGCGTTGTAGTTCTTAGCCTCCACAAGAATCGGCTCACCATTTTCTGTGCCTGCGAAGTCGAAGTGAGAGC